TCGGCGAGGTGACTACGGCCCTGGGCGCGACGGCCACGACGGTGACGGTGGTCTCGACGCCAACAACGGGTGCGGCCACGACCCTGGCGTCGGCGACCGCGGTCACCAGCTCCGCGGTCGGCTCGTGGCTCACGCTCCCGGCGACCCTCGGGAGCGCCCTGGTGGTTACGCCGGTCGCCGGGGCGGTCGCGCTGCCGTCGGCGAGCCTGGGCTTGCTGGTGCCGGTCGGCAGCATCCAGATCACCACGAGTGCGTCCGACACCGGCAGCGTCAAATGGTCGATGACCTACGTGCCGTTCGACGACGCAGCCACTGTAGCGGCGGCCTGATGCCCATCGAGACGTGCACCAGATGCCAGCAGACCTTCGCGTTCGGCCTGTTCCGGTGCCCGCGCTGCCAGACGCTCGCCCCGCGGTACGCCAAGGCCGCGGAGCTCATCGAGAAGGGAACAAGCACGATGCCGAGGATCACCGTCGGGGCCGGCCCGACGAACGCCGACGCCGCCGAGGGTGAGGTTGGCTTCGTTGGTCGCGCCGAGCACGAGGCGGCCGAAGTCGCAGCCGAGGTCAAGGTTGGGGTGCACTCTGCCGAATCCTGGGCCGAGAAGCCGCTGTCGCACCTGCGGGAGGCCGCCAAGGAGCGCAACCTGTCCGCCGCCGGCTCCAAGGCGGACCTGGCCGCACGCATCGCCGAGCACGAGGCCGGCCAGACGGCCGCCGACGCGTCCTCGGCTGCCACGGTCGACAAGGAGGTCGCCGAATGAGCTGGACTCTGTCCGCGTCCGGGAAGCTGCCTGCCGAGCTGGAGCACCTGGAGCAGGAGTTCGTCGATGAGCTGCACGCGCTGCTGGCCAGGTTCGGCGCGCGGTTCAGCCACTTCCAAGGCCCGACGGTCGACCGGCTCACGGCCGGGGATGCGGCGCCGCCAGCGACGGCCGCCGAAGCCGCTCCGACTCCCGCACCCGCCGCTGAGCCTCCCGCCGAGGAGACGCCGGCCCCGGCGGCTAAGACGGCGAAGGCCGCCAAGGACGCACCGCCGACCGCGGACCCCCCGGCGCAGGGGAGCTGACCACGTGTCCTGGTACCAGCTCCTCGACATCCGTCGCCAGGCGCGGCTGGAGTTCGAGCGCGACCCGTACGTGATGGGTCCGCCGGTCGCCTGCCCGAACGACGGCGAGCCGCTGCTATCGGGGCCGCCCAGCGAACCGGGCACCTGGTACTGCCCCTACGACGGTTGGCGGTACCCGCGCGACTGGACCCGGCCGGACCCGCCGGCAGGCCTGTTCGACGGCGTCGCCGAAAGCCCCGGTTCGTACAGCGGGCTGCCGTAGGCGAACCGCTGTACCGCCACAACTGGATACGACGGTCACCACCCCACGGGGTTCTCCGCGAGAAGAAAGCAGGGTCGCAGGTGTCTACCACTGAACAAACCGCCATGCGGCCGTGCCGCGACGGCGGAGATCGGTGCTTCCGGAAGCCGGTGGCGCCGTGAAGAAGCATCAGGGCAGCAGGAAGCACAGCGGCGGGGCCAAGCACGGCCACGCCAAGAACGCACGCCGCGTGCACGCCGTCGGCAAGCAGCAGAAGCACGCCAAGCCCGCGCCGCCGAAGAAGGGCGGCTGACGTGCCTGTGAGCATCCCGTGCCTGTGCACCCGCGAGGACGTCAAGCGCGCACCCGACATCAAGGAGACCGCGCGCTCCAACTGGCAAATCGACCGCGCCATCCAGTCCGCGACCGAGAACATTGAGGACAAGGGCCACCTGCACCGCAAGTTCTACCCGGTCGACACCACGAACTACTTCGACTGGCCGAACTTCGACTATGCCTATCCGTGGCGGCTGTGGTTCAACCAGTTCGAGCTCGCGGCCGTCCCCACAGCGCCCAACGCGGTCACCACCGGCGGGGTATCGATCCCGCTGTCGGCGTGCAACTTCGAGCCGATCAACTCCGGACCGCCGTTCAAGTACCTGTAGCTGCGCCGCGACCTGCCGTACTCGTTCGGTGTGGGCCCGACCCCGCAGCGGGACATCTCGATCACCGGCACGTTCGGCTACTGGATGCAGACCGACGACGCCGGGGTGCTCGCTTCCCCGATCAACTCGACCACGGCCACGGCCGTGCAGGTGTCCGACGGATCGCTTGTCGGCGTCGGCCAGATGCTCATCGTCGACGGCGAACGGATGGTCGTCTCGGACCGCTCGACCCTGGCCACCGGCCAGACCAACCTGTCCGGCGCCACCACCGCGCTGCTGTCGGACGACGCAATCGGTGTTACCGACGGCACTCAGCTGCACATCGACGAGGTCATCCAGATCGATTCCGAGCGGATGCTCATCGTTGACATCACCGGCAACCAGGTCACCGTGAAGCGCGCCTGGGACGGCACGGTCCTGGTCACGCACAGCGTCGGCACAGCCATTTACGCCTTCCGGAGCCTGAAGGTGCTGCGCGGCCAGAACGGCACCGCCGCGGCCACGCACAGCAACGGCGCGTCGGTCGTCACGTGGCGGATCCCGTCGCTGCTGCGGGACCTGGCGATCGCCGAGTCCGTCGTCCGGGTCACGCAGGAGGTTGGCGGCTACACCACTGTCGAGGGCGACGGCGAAGGCTCGGTGAAGAACATCGGCGCCGGCCTGCCGGACCTGTGGGACGAGGCCATGACCCGGTTCGGCCGCAAGGGAAGGATCAGGGCGATCTGATGGCCTTCGACTTCCAGGGCCTCGTCGACGCGGTCGCCTCCTACGCGGGGCAGACCGGCGAGTTCGAACGCGTCGCCACCCACGAGCCAAAGTCCAAGCCGGGCAACGGCCTGACCTGCTCGATGTGGTACGAGGAGATTGCACCACTGGCCGCGGCCTCGGGTCTGGGATCGGTGACGGGCCTGATCATCATCACGCTGCGTCCGCAGATGCCGTTCCTGTCGCAGCCCGCCGACCAGACCGACCCGCTGATCATGCGCGCGGTCGCGGCGCTGATCACAAAGTTCGCCGGCGGCTTCACCATGACCGGCGTCGTCCGCAACGTGGACCTGCTCGGCCAGCACTCGCAGGGCCTTCGCGCCAAGACCGGCTACGTCAACCAGGACGGCACCGTCTACCGCGTCACCGACGTGTCGCTGCCGCTGATCGTCAACGACCTGTTTCAGGAGGAGCCGTAGATGGCCCAGACGATCCACGTCAACGAGCGCGGCCCGCTGTTTACCGGCGTCGCCGAGGCCGAGTTGGCCGCCGCGGTCATGGCCGTACAGGAGGAGGTCGCCTCCTATGCCGAGTGGCAGTGGCAGATGAACATGACCTCCTCGTTCCGGCACCCGTCCGAGCCGCCGCGGTACCAGTCGCACATCAACATCGCCAAACGCGACGGGCACCTGGTAGTGAACGACGGCTACCCGGGCTCAGGGCTGCTGTACGGGCCGTGGCTGGAAGGCGTCGGCTCCCGCAACGCCACGACCCGGTTCAAGGGCTACTTCTCGATGCGGCGGGCCGCAAACGCGGTCGCGCAGAAGACCGCGTCGATCGCCAAGCCCATCATCGACGCCTTCATCAGCAAAGCGAACGGAGTGTGAGCGCAGTGAGTGAACTGCCCGAAGAGCTGGCCGCGCTCGGCGTCGAGGAGGCGACGGTGGTACGGCTGGAGCCCGGCGACGTCATCGTCCTGTCGACGTCGCAGCATTTGACCCAGCAGGACTTCGAGGACCTGCGTTCGCGGGTGCGCGATCTGTTCGGCGAGTACGAAGTCGCAGTCCTCGAAGGCGGCATGCGGCTGCAGGTCGTTCGCAAGGGCGGTGAGTCCCAGTGAGCAAGACCAGCGGCCTCGGCGACCAGTTCCTCATCGGCGGCTACGACCTGTCCGGCGAGGTCAACGCCCTGTCGAAGATCAGCTGCCCTCAGGGGACGTTCGACTTCACACCGATCAACAAGTTCGCCTACGTCCGCGGCGGCGGCCAGCGCGACGGCGGCATCGACTTCACGACGCTGTTCGACCCGGCCGTCGGCCACTCCCACCCGGTGCTGGCGACGCTGCCTCGTACCGACGTGGTGTGTGCATACCTGCGCGGCGGGATCCTCGGTAACCCGGCGGCCTGCCAGGTCGCCAAGCAGGTCGACTACAACCCGACCCGTGCCGCCGACGGCATGCTGTCCTCCGCGGTGTCCTCCGTCGCCAACAGCTACGGCCTGGAGTGGGGTGTCCAGCTCACTGCCGGCCAGCGGACCGACGTCGCGGCCACCAACGGCACGGCCGTCGACAACGCCGCGGCGACGTCGTTCGGGTTTCAGGCCTACCTGCAGGTGACCGCCTTCACCGGTACGGACGTGACGGTCAAGCTGCAGGACTCCGCCGACAACGTGAGCTTCGCCGACGTCTCCGGCGGAGCCTTCACCCAGGTCACGACCGCACACGCTACGCAGCGGCTCGCTGTGGCCAACACTGCCACGATCCGGCGGTACGTCCGGGCGAGCACCGTCACCTCCGGCGGGTTCTCCTCGGCGACGTTCTCCGTGGTTCTGGCCGTGAACCAGGTCGCGGGGGTGGTGTTCTGATGCAGACGCAGGAGCCTTGGCGGCCGGAGCCGGCCGGACGTCCGATCGACTACCTCACGTACTCGATCCGGGCCGGCCGGGACACCTCCGTGGTGGCCGCGTGTAAGGACGTCGGCTGTCAGAACTGGCTGCACGGCTGGGAAACCACCGTGGACGAGGCGACAGACCTCGGGCGGGCCCAGGCCGCGTACATCCGGCACAAGTCCGGCCGCACCTCCACGGAGCGGCGCACCGGTACCGGCCTGACCGTGTTCCGGTTCGAGGCCTTCCAGCGCTGCTTCGTCGAGCACCGGACACGCCCGGACACATTCTGGGTCCGCGACGGCGACTTCCGCGGCAACCCGACCCAGCGAGTGGTGCGGCACGTTCGTGCCGCCGACTGGATCGAGGACTTCCAGGAGCACGAAGGCTCCCTGGCTGATCTACGAGAGAAGGGATAGGCCATGGCCAAGACCAGCGGCCTGGGAGCGACGGTCACCTGCGACGACGCGACGCCGACGCCGACCGTCATCAGCAACGACGTCACCAACTTCGCGTTCTCCACGCCGCGCGGCGTGCAGGACACCACCGGCGTCGACAAGTCCGCGCACGAGCGGTTGCTGCTACTCGCGGACTACTCGGCGACCCTGAACGGCGTCTACAACGCCACGGGCGCGCACCTCGTGTTCAAGTCGATCTCCTCGACGTCGGTGCCGCGCAACCTGAAGATCCAGCCGATCGCGGGCAGCACGCCGTACCTGTCGTGCTCGTGCCTGCTGACCGACTACACCGTCACCCGCGCCAACGCCGGCGAGCTCACGTGGGCCGTGCCGGCCGTGCTTGCGGACGGCACCGTCCCGACCTGGAACTGAGGGTTGCGATATGGGCTTCAAGGCCACGAAGAAGTACCACCTGGTGTTCGACGAGACCACCGACCTGGAAGGCCTCGACGTCGTCGTCCGCGGCATCTCCACCGCGCAGCTGCTGCGGATCCAGAAGCTCGGTACCGGCTTCACCGCGGCGAAGCTGGACTCCGGGGCGTTCGAGGAGATGGTCGGCGTCCTGTCCGCCTCGATAGTCGAGTGGAACCTCGAAGACGACGACGACCAGCCGGTCCCGACCACCGTCGAGGGTCTGATGTCCCAGGACCCCAACGTCATCATGTCGATCATCACGGCCTGGACGTCGGCGGTCGGCGGCATCTCCGCCCCTTTGGGCGGCGGCTCGACCTCTGGGCAGCCGTCCCTGGAGGCGTCACTGCCGATGGAGACGTTGTCACCGAGCCTGTCGAGCTGATCCACGCCCGCCTGCTGTTGCGCTGCCTGGAACGCTTTGGCGGCTACACCCTGGCAACGCTGCTGGACGAGGACGCCGAGCTGTTCCAGCTGATGGCTATCGAGGAGAGAGGAAGACCCGCGGATGGTGACCCGACCTGAGCGCACATCGCGCCACCGGGTCCTTCCGCATGCGATCGGGAGGCTCGCGTAGATGGGCAACTTGATCGAGATCGTCATCTCGGGCAAGAACGAGGCCAAGGCCGCCATGTCCGAGGCCAAGGCCGACTCCGCCGACCTGTCCACGAAGATGAGCAAGGTCGGCCTGGTCGCCGGGGCCGCGCTGGTCGGCATCGGCATCGAGGCCGGGAAGATGGCGACCGCCTACGAGTCCTCGACGACGCGCTTGGTGACGTCGGCGAACGAATCGGCGTCGAACCTGCAGATGGTCGGCAAGGGCATGCTGACCATGGCCGGCCAGGTCGGTACCGGCGCCGAAGAGCTGTCCAAGGGCATGTACACGGTGGAGTCCGCCGGCTACCACGGCGCCGACGGCCTAACCGTGCTGAAGGCCTCCGCGCAGGGCGCGAAGGACGAGAACGCGGACCTTTCGACGGTGGCGAACGCCGTGACGGACGTCCTGGTCGACTACCACGAGAAGGCCTCCGACGCCGCCGACGTCACCTCAAAGATGGTGACTGCGGTCAGCTTCGGCAAGACGACCTTCGAAGAGTTTTCCGGCTCGATGCACAACATCCTGCCGCTGGCCTCGGCGATGCACCTGCAGTTCTCCGACGTGGCCGGCGTGCTGGCAGAGATGACCGCGCACGGCATGTCCGCCGACCAGGCGTCGCAGAACATGGCGAACGCGATGCGGTCGCTGATCGCCCCCACGGCGAAGCAGGAGCAGGAGTTCAAGGCCCTGGGCATCTCCTCGGACGAGGTCCGGACCAAGCTGTCCACGGTCGGCCTGGCCGGGACGATGCAGTTCCTGGCCGAGACCGCGAAGAAGGTCGGCCCGAACGTCCTGGACCAGGAAGCGGCACTGAAGAAGCTGATGGGCACCGCGCCGGGCCTGAGCGTGGCGCTGATGACCACCGGCGAGAACTTCGACTCGACCACCGCGGCCATCAAGGGCATCAGCGGTGCCAGCGCGGACGCCCAGGGCAACGTGAAGGGCTTCTCCGAGGTCCAGGGCACCCTGGCGTTCAAGGTGGCCGCGGCGAAGGCCTCCTTCGATTCGCTGATGATCGAACTGGGCCAGAAGTTCATCCCAGTCCTGAAGGACCTGATGGACTGGATGGGCCGGAACCACGACGTCGTGGAGAAGGTCGTCGAGGTTCTTGCCACGCTGGTGATCGGGCTGGCGGCGTACTCGCTGGCGACGAAGGCCGCGGCCGCCGCGACAGCCATCTTCGAGGCTGCGTCGGCGGCGCTGACGGCCGCGCTTGAGCTGGACCCCATCTTCCTGATCATCACGGGCCTGGTTGCGCTGGGTGTGGCGGTCTACGAGCTGGCGACGCACTGGAAGACAGTGTGGGCCGACGTCAAGAAGGTGGCCGAGGACGTTGGGAAGTTCCTGTCGAGGATCTGGGGCGACGTCAAGACCGACGCCGCACAGATCTGGGGCGACGTCCTCGGCGTCATCAAGGGCATCTGGGGCGGCCTGGTCACGGCCTGGAACGACAGCGGCGGGAAGGTCGTCGCGGCGATCCACGACGCCTGGGAGAAGATCGCCACCTCGGTTGCCGAGGAGTGGCACCACATCACCGGCGACCTGGCGTCGATCTGGGCCAACCTGACCCAGCTGTGGAACGACACCGGCGGCAAGCTGGTCGGGGTCGTGCGCGACGCGATGGACTTCATCTACGGCGGCGTGATCAAGCCGGCATGGGATTTGGTCGTCGGCTACTTCGAGATGCAGCTCCGGATTATCGAGGGCGTCGCGGAGGCGTACTGGGACACAATCATCGGCGTTTTCAGGCTGGCCTGGGATCTGGTCGTCGGGGTCGTGAAGGTCGGCTGGGATCTGGTGGTCGGCTATGTGAAGGCCGAGTTCGACATCGTGAGCGGCCTGTTCAAGGCCGGCTGGGACGTCATCGTCGGCATCGTAAAGATCGCCTGGGACCTGATCAAGGCGGCGATCAACGTCCCGCTGGACCTGATCAAGGATCTGCTGCAGGGCTTCATGGACCTGGTCACCGGCAAGTGGTCGAAGCTGTGGAAGGACTGCAAGCAAACCGCCGCTGACCTGTGGCACAACATCGAGTCCCTCATTGGCGGGGTCCTGGGTGACATCAAAACCATGGTCGCCAGGGGTGCAAGCGACATCTGGAACGGCTTCAAGTCCGGTGCCGAGGCCGCGCTGGGCGGGATCAAAAAGGCCGTCGGCGACGTGAAGGACACCGTCGTCGGGTTCTTCAAAGACGCTGGGACCTGGCTATACAGCGTCGGCAAGGACATCATCCAGGGCCTGATCAACGGCATCGGCGACATGGCAGGCGGCGTCGGCAGCGCCATCGGCAGCATCGGCTCGCAGATCTGGAGCAGCGTCAAGAGCCTGAACCCGTTCGCCCACGGCGGCGAAGTCGGCGCGGCGGCCACCGGCGGCGACCGCTCGGGCATGGTCCTCGTCGGCGAGCACGGCCCGGAGATCGTGCGCCTGCCGACCGGCTCCACGGTGCGCTCCAACCCCGACTCTATGGCGGATCTGGCCGGCTCCGGCGGCGGCAGCGCCTCGGTGATGCTGGAGTGGGTCGGCCCGCAGGGCGACGCCCTCTTCGAACTTTTCAAGCAGTGGATCCGGGCCCGTGCCGGCACCGGACCGAACAGCGTGCAGCAGGCCCTCGGACAGACCTGGTAGGAGACGACGTTGAGCTACAAATGCTGGAACGTACCGATGCCCACGACGGCGCCACCGACGCCGGTGGCGACGGGCACCGCGGTGAAGACGATGCTTCAGCTGGCCACGCCGTCCACCCGGCAGATCCAGCTGATCTCGTGGGGCTACACTCTGTCGGGCCTGCCCGGCGCCGCCGCCACCATCGAGCTGATCCAGACCGATGTGGCCGCGACCGTCACTGCGCACGTCGCCTCCGGCATCGTTCTGCAGAACGACCCGAACGGCCCGGCATCGCTACTGACGCTGGGCGCGGCGGCCACCGGCTATACCGCGTCCGCCGAGGGCACGATCACCGCCACGCGGCTGCTCGACTGCGACCAGATCCCGGCCGCCTCGGGCCTGGTGCCGCTGGACTACGACTACCAGTGGATGCCGGACGAGCGGCCTCTCATCCCCATCTCCAAGTTTCTACGGATCCGGGCGAACACGCCGACCTCGGGTGTGAACATGCTGTGCTGGATCTGCTGGAACGAGCTGTAGGTCGCTGCGATGACGTCCACCGCTCCTCTGGCCGCCGGCTGGGCCCGAAGGCTCGGCCGGCGCGATGTCGGCTGGCTGCCCACGGGCGCGCCATCGGCCGGGTCACCGCCGATCCAGGGGCCAGACGATCCGATCGGCCTGATGGTCGAGCTGTATATGGGCGCGTTCGGCTGGGTGGACGTCTCGGACCACGTGTACTACCGCAACCTGCTTCGTGTCAGCCGGGGCCGGTCGAACGAGACGTCGCAAACACCGCCGCAGACGTGCGGGCTGACGCTGAACAACCGCGGCGGCCTGTTCACGCCGCGGCTGGCCACCGGCCCGTACTACGGTCTGATCGGCCGGAACACGCCGATGCGTGTCTCACGCACCTGGAACGGGGTCCGGTTCTACCGGTACTGCGGCGAGGTCCCGTCGTGGCCGACGACCTCGGACATCACCGGCAAGGACGTGTACGAGCAGATCTCCGCGGCCGGGCCGTTGCGGCGCATCCAGCAGGGCTCGGCGCCGCTGCGTTCGCCGATGGAGCGGGCCTACACAAGCGGCTTCACCAGCTCCCTGGTGACGGCGTACTGGCCGTGCGAGGACCCTGTCGGATCCACCCAGTTCGCCTCGGCACTTTCCGGCGGCCTGCCGATGACGTTTGCTGTGGGGGCGCCGACGCTGTCCTCCAGTACGGCCTTCGCATGCTCGGCGCCGTTGCCGCAGGTGAACGGTTCGTCGTGGACGGCTCCGCTGCTGCCGTACGCCAACACGACGGCGAACGTGATGCGGTTCCTGATCTCAATCCCCGCCGGCGGTGACCAGGCTGGGGAGATTGCTTTCCTGACTACGAACGGGACCGTCGCCAGTCTGCAAGTCGCCTACGACAACATCAGTGGCGGGACGCTGTCGCTGTTGGGAAAGGACGCGTTCGGCAATACCCTGTTCGGCTCCGGCGGCGGCGGGGCGAACCTGAACGGCACCTCGTTCCGGCTCTCGATCGAGCTGATTCAGAACGGGGCGAACATCACGTGGGCGCTGGTGATGCTGGCCCAGGGGGCGACAGGTGCTTTCGTCCTCCTCAGCGGTTCCATCGCCGGGACGGTCGGCAACGCCACGAGCCTGACCGTGAACAACCACATCGCCACCGCCCCCGTAGGGGTGCTCACGACGTCCATCGGCCACGTGTCCTATCAGCCGACGTGGGACTCCCTGTATGACCTGTTCGGCGCGTTGAACGCGTGGTCCGGCGAGCCGCCGGACGCCGTGCAGCCGAACAACAGCCTGTATTCGACGTCCCGCTTCACCCGGCTGTGTCTCGAGCAGAACATCAACCCGGTGGTGGTCGCCTCGGCATCAGGGTTCGACAACGACCCGGGCCCGGGCTCCCCCGTCGGCATGGGTGCCCAGTCGATCGACACGTTCTCATCGCTGCTGCAACAGGTTCCGGACACCGCCGCGAGCGTGATATTCGAACCGCGCGACCAGGTCGGCATCGGGATACGGACCCGCGCCTCCATGTACAACCAGCCTGCGCGGCTGACCCTGGACCACTCGCAGCACCACCTGGCTGCCGCGCTGTCCCCGGTTGATGACGACCAGCAGGTCCGCAACGACGTCATCGTCTCCCGCATCAACGGCAGCTCGGCCACGCTGGTGCAGACCAGCGGTCCGCTGTCGGTCCAGGCGCCCCCGGCCGGTGTCGGCGACTACCAGACGCAGTACCAGTTGTCCCTGGCATCCGATGCCCTGCTCGCCGACGCCGCCGGCTGGCGGCTGCATCTGGGGACCGTAAACGAGCCACGGTACCCGCAGATCAGTCTGAACCTGCGGCACCAGAGCTTCACCAGCAACACGGACCTGATGAACGCCGCGCTCACGCTTGACATCGGCGACCGCATCGTCATCGTCAACCCGCCGCCGGAGCTGCCGCCGGATCCGATCTCGCTGATCGTGCAGGGCTACACCGAGACGCTCGGGATCTTCGAACACAGCATGGTGATCAACTGCTCTCCGGAGTCGCCGTACGAGGTCGCGATCCTGGAGGATCCCGTGCTCGGACACGCCGACACCGACGGCTCGACGCTGGCCAAGGACTACCCGCTCGGCACCGAGACCACGATCCAGGTGGCCACGACGGGCGCGGCGACCGGCTCGCCGCTGTGGACGACGAACGCCGGGGACTTTCCTTTCGACATCGCGGTGGGCGGTGAGCGGATGACGGTCACGAACATCACCGGCGCGGCCTCCCCGCAGACCTTCACGGTGACGCGGTCGGTGAACGGCGTGGTGAAGGCGCAGCCCAACGGAACCGACGTGAGGCTGTGGCAGCCCATGATCTTGAGCATGTGATGGAGAGCTGATGGGCGTTCCCTTCTTCGCGGGCCAGCGGGTGCTGGCGTCCGACCTGAACACCGCGACGCAGCAGGCCGCGTGGTCCTCGTATGCGCCGCTGTGGACGTCTAACGGCACGGCGCCCGTGCTCGGCAACGGCACGATGATCGGCTACTACGCCAAGGTGGGACGCCTGGTCACGGCCAAAATCGAGCTGAACAGTGGATCCACCACCACCTTCGGGACCGGCTACTACTCGTGGACGCTGCCGATTGTCGCCGCGGTCACCGGTGTCCCGACCAACCAGATCGCACACTGCGGCAGCATGGGCATCTCCACCTCGGGCTCCGGAACCTTCTACACCGCGACCTCTTTCATCTCCCAGGGAACGCCCGGAAATGTCAATGCGCTGATCAACGGCAGCGCCAACTTCATGGGCGCGGCGAACCCGGCCGCTTTCAGCGGCGCGGGCGTGCAGTTCCAGATCACCATCACCTACGAGTCGGTGTCCTGATGGGTCGCCACTTGATCCGCCACCTGGCTCGCGGGTTCGTTGCGGCTCTGCTGGTACTCGGTTTCGCGGCCAACAGCCCGCAGCCTGTACGGTTCGTGGCCCCGGTGACGGAACCGGCCACGGCGGCAACCGGCTGGACCTCGACGTGGAACGCTGCGCTCGGCTACGCGCCGGCCGTCGGCGGCTGGAACAACCAGACCTTGAGGATGGCGGTCCGGACCAGCCTCGGCGGCGACCAGCTCCGGCTGCACCTGTCCAACCGCTTCGCCTCGGCACCGGCCGTCATCGGCCAC